CCCGTTTTTCTTTAGTCCTATTCAAGATGGTATGGATCGGCCTAAATCAGAACTCGCTTATAGAGTACCTGCGTCTAAGTTTACTAGAAAGAAGATCACGACAAACGAAAAGCTTGAAGACATACAAGGGTTAGATACAACTATAGACTGGAAAAATACAGGTGACAATAGCTATGACGGTGAAAAACTACAACTACTAGTGCATGATGAAAGTGGTAAGTGGGAAAGACCAGACAATATATTAAATAACTGGAGAGTTACAAAGACATGCCTTAGACTAGGTAGTAGAATTATAGGTAAGTGTATGATGGGCTCAACTTCAAACTCATTAGACAAGGGTGGTGAAAACTTCAAAAGATTATATGGATCATCAGACGTTACAAAACGAAATAGAAATGGACAGACAGCTTCTGGTTTATATTCTCTTTTTATCCCAATGGAGTGGAACTACGAAGGATTTATTGATGAACACGGAATTCCAGTCTTCGATAATCCAGAACATGATGTCTTCGACCCACACGGAGAGTTAATAGATATAGGCGTTGTAGAAAACTGGCAGAATGAAGCTGACGGTTTGAAAGGAGATCAAGATGCTTTAAATGAGTTTTACAGACAGTTTCCAAGAACTACAGAACATGCATTCAGAGATGAAACTAAAAACAGTATATTTAACTTAGTTAAATTGTATGAACAGATAGATTATAACGAAGAAATGTCTAGAACAATAGGTATAACTAAAGGTAATTTTCAATGGGTTAACGGTGTAAAAGATTCTCAAGTAATATTTTACCCAGACCCTAAAGGTAGGTTTAAAGTAAGTTGGGTGCCACCAATAAATCTACAAAACAATTGTATTATTAAAAACGGTATTAAATGGCCTGGTAATGAGCACATGGGTGCTTTTGGTTGTGATAGCTATGATATATCAGGTACTGTTGATGGAGTTGGTTCTAAAGGTGCTTTGCATGGCTTAACAAAGTTTAGCATGGAAGATGCCCCAGCTAATAGTTTTTTTCTAGAGTACTTAGCAAGACCACAAACAGCAGAGATATTCTTTGAGGACATTCTAATGGCATTAGTATTTTATGGGATGCCTTTACTTGCAGAGAACAATAAACCTCGTCTATTGTATTATTTAAGAAGACGTGGTTATAGAGGTTTTAGTATGAACAGACCTGATAAGATATGGAACAAATTATCTATAGCAGAAAAAGAGGTTGGTGGTATACCTAATTCAAGTGAAGATATAAAACAAGCCCATGCTGCTGCAATTGAAATGTATATACAAGATCATGTTGGTATGAAGCAAGATGGAACATTTGGTGATTGTTATTTTAATGAATTACTAAATGACTGGGCTAAGTTTGATATAAACAAAAGAACAAAACATGATGCGTCTATTAGCTCTGGTCTTGCTATAATGGCTAACAATAGACATCTTTATAGACCAAACGCACCAACACAAAAACCAAAACTAAATATAAATATTGCTAAATACTCAAACAAAGGCAATACATCTAAATTAATCAAAAAATAAATATGGCAGAGTCTGTTATAAATAAATATTTCCCAAGTCAAGCTGTTAGTGATATAGAAAAAATGAGTTATGACTATGGTTTAAAAGTAGCTAAAGCTATTGAGGCCGAGTGGTTTCACACTGATAAAGGTTCTGGGAGAAACAGTACTCACAGAAACAATTTTCACAAACTAAGGTTATACGCTAGAGGAGAACAATCAACACAAAAATATAAGGACGAGCTATCTATAAATGGTGACTTGTCCTATCTTAATTTAGATTGGAAGCCAGTGCCTATTATCCCTAAGTTTGTTGATATAGTAGTTAATGGTATAGCTGAAAGAACGTATGATATAAAAGCTTATTCACAAGATCCTTTTGGTGTTGAAAAACGTACTGAGTATATGGAGACTATACTAGGTGATATGGACACACAAGAGTTAAATGCTTTTACAGAAGAAGCTTTTGGTATATCAATGAAAGAAAGCGATATGGAAGAGCTACCTGGTTCTAAAGAAGAACTAGAGCTTCACATGCAGTTAAATTATAAACAAGCTGTAGAGATTGCAGAAGAGCAAGCTTTATCTGTTTTGTTCGAAGGTAGTGATTACGAGTTAATAAAGAAAAGATTTTACTACGACTTAACAGTATTAGGTATTGGAGCTGTTAAGACAAGTTTTAACACCTCTGAAGGTGTTGTTATTGATTACGTTGATCCAGCTAATTTAGTTTACTCTTACACTGAGTCACCATATTTTGATGATATATACTACGTTGGTGAAGTTAAAAATATACCAGCTAATGAACTTGCAAAGCAGTTCCCTCATTTAACAGAGGTTGATCTTGAAGATATATTAAAAAACAAAAACTCTTACAAAGCTAGTTACGGTAGTAGTTATGACGCTAACGATGATGACAATAACAAGGTTCAAGTTTTATACTTTAACTATAAAACGTATATGAACCAAGTTTACAAAGTAAAAGAAACTGGTAGTGGTGCTGATAAAATTTTACCAAAAGATGATACTTTTAACCCACCAGAAAATATGGAAGGTGGATTTGGAAAACTACAAAGATCTATTGAATGCTTATACGATGGCGCTGTCATTTTAGGAACGAGTAAGTTGTTAAAATGGGAAATGGCTAAAAATATGGTAAGACCTAAAAGTGATTTTACCAAAGTTAAGATGAACTATTCTATTGTTGCTCCAAGAATTTATAAGGGGAAAATAGAAAGTTTAGTTAGTCGTATAACAGGTTTTGCTGATATGATACAGCTTACGCATTTAAAACTACAACAAGTATTATCACGCATGGTTCCAGATGGTGTTTATTTAGATGCTGATGGTTTGGCTGAGATTGATCTAGGTAATGGAACTAATTACAATCCACAAGAAGCTTTAAACATGTTCTTTCAAACAGGGTCTGTTATAGGTAGATCAATGACATCTGAAGGTGACATGAACCCTGGTAAAGTACCTATTCAAGAAATACAATCAGGTTCTGGCGGGCAGAAAATGCAAAGTTTAATTGGTACATACAATTATTATTTACAAATGATAAGAGACACTACCGGACTTAACGAAGCTAGAGATGCTGCAACTCCTGATCCAAAAGCTTTAGTTGGTGTACAAAAACTAGCAGCTGCCAACAGTAACACAGCTACAAGGCATATATTACAAGCTGGTTTGTATTTAACGTCAGAAGTTGCAGAATGTTTATCTCTTAGAATATCTGATATTATAGAATACTCTCCAACAAAAGAAGCTTTTATAAATCAAATAGGTAATCACAACGTTGCTACGCTTGAAGAAATGTCAAGTTTACACTTGTATGACTTTGGTATATTTTTAGAGTTAACACCGGATGATGAGGAAAAAGCAATGCTAGAGCAAAATATACAAATGGCACTCCAACAGCAACTTATAGAACTAACTGATGCTATTGATCTTAGAGAGATTAAAAATGTTAAACTAGCAAATCAACTGTTAAAAATACGCAGAAAAAGAAAGCTAGAAAAAGATCAGCAAATGCAGCAGCAAAATATACAAGCTCAATCACAAGCTAATATACAAGCTCAACAGGCTTCTGCTCAAATGGAAATGCAAAAACAACAAGCTCTTAGTCAATCACAAGCACAGTTAGAACAGGTTAAGGCTCAACTTGAAGCTCAAAAACAAGCTCAGGAGGTGGCTTACAAAAAAGAACTAATGCAGTTAGAGTTTCAAATGAACATGCAACTTAAATCTGTGGAGACTCAAGCTGTAAAAACAAAAGAAAAAGAAAAAGAAGATCGTAAAGACGAAAGAACAAGAATACAAGCCACTCAACAAAGTGAACTTATAGATCAAAGAAAAAGTGAGAAAGCACCTAAAAACTTTGAGTCTGCAGGTAATGATTCTTTAGGAGGCTTTGACTTAGGTTCTTTTGACCCTAGGTAAAATTATTAATTATTATTATATTATATTATGGAAGAAAACGTAGAAAACGTAGTTGAAGAAACTACACAGGTAACTGAACAACCAGTTGAAGAAACAAAAAAACCAAAAATTAACGAAGATGGCGATTATGTTGTCAACTTAGATAAACCAGTAGAAAATGAAAACCAAGAAGTTAAAAAAGATAACCCTGACGACAAGGGAGTGGTTGGAGTCAATGAAGATGCCTCTACCACAGAAAAACAAGAAGAAATACAGTCGGAAGAACAAACACAAGAAACTCCAGTATTAGAAGAAGTTACTGAAGAAGAAGTTAAAGAGCAAGCAGAAGAGTTGACTGAACAAGTTGAAGAAGCTGTTGCTGAAGCTCAAGAAACCGGTCAAGCTTTACCTGAAAATTTACAAAAAGTTGTAGATTTTATGGAGGAAACTGGCGGCACACTAGAAGACTATGTAAGACTTAATCAAGATTTTTCAAGTTATGATGATATGACTATCTTAAGAGAGTATTACAAACAAACAAAATCTCACTTAACAGACGACGAAGTTAGTTTTTTAATAGAAGACTCATTTGCGTACAATGAAGAAGAAGATGAGGTAAGAGAGATTAAAAAGAAAAAAATAGCGTTAAAAGAGCAAGTTGCCAACGCTAAAAGCCACTTAGACGGGCAAAAGTCTAAATACTATGAAGAAATTAAAGCTGGTTCTAGGTTAACTACCGAACAACAAAAAGCTATAAACTTCTTTAATAGATATAACAAAGAGTCAGAAGAAACTCAAAAAGTAGCAAAAAAACAAACTGATAATTTTTTAAATAAAACTAATCAAGTTTTTAACGATACATTCAAAGGTTTTGAATATAACATCGGCGAAAAAAGATATAGGTTTAATGTGAAAAATGCTAACGAGGTTAAAAGTAGCCAAAGTGATATTAATAATTTTGTCAAGAAGTTCTTGAATGAAAAAAATGAAATGTCAGATGCCAAAGGTTATCATAAATCTTTATTTACAGCAATGAACGCTGATGCTATTGCTAATCACTTTTATGAACAAGGTAAAACAGATGCTATTAAAGATAGTATTGCAAAAGCCAAAAATGTTAATATGGATCCTAGACAATCGTTTTCAAACGATAATACTAGTGGGCCAAAAGTAAGAGTGCTTAACGATGATTCTCCTAACTTTAAGTTTAAAATTAAAAACAATAAATAAATTATAAATTTAAAATTACAAAATTATGTCAATACTAGGAGGAAATAATTTGAACAGCGTACCTGCTTCACAAAAGCAGACTTTCGCTACAAATTACTTAGATCTTTCATCAGCTGCAAATGCTGGATGGGGTCAACAATACCTGCCGGACTTGATGGAAAAAGAAGCTGAGGTTTTCGGACCTAGAACAATTTCTGGTTTCCTATCACAAGTTAGTGCAGAAGAAGCGATGACTGCTGATCAAGTTGTTTGGTCGGAGCAAGGTCGTTTACATTTATCTTACAAAGGTAATATGTCGGCTGCAAATGTTTTTACAGTAACTCACGATATTGATGAGGCTGCAGGTTTTACTGCAACAGCTCACGGTGTTAGAGTTAATGATACTGTTTTACTATCAAATGCTAATGGTATATTTAAAGCTCTAGTAACTACAATTACTACGTCTGCTATAACAGTAGCACCTTATGATGGTGTAGCTATAGCTCAGTTAACTACTGCTAAAGCTACTACTTTATTAGTTTATGGTTCTGAATATGGTAAAGGAACTGGTTACTACAATAACAGTGCTGTTAATAATGATTTAGAAAGACACACGTCTAACGAGCCTCAGTTTAAAACATTCACTAACAAGCCAATTATAATGAAAGACTTCTACGAAGTGTCAGGATCTGATGCGTCTAGAATTGGTTGGGTTGAAGTTTCTACTGAAGCTGGACAATCAGGTTACTTATGGTATCTAAAAGCTGAGTCTGACACAAGATCTCGTTTTACTGATTACATAGAAATGTCTATGCTAGAGTCTGTTAAAGGTGACGATACTGTTGCTGCTAATGCTGTTGATGCTCACATACGTGACAATGGTGATGTAGTTGGTACTCAAGGTTTATTCGATGCTATTGAAGACAGAGGTAATGTTACTACTGGTGTTACTGGTGTTAACGCTGCTACTGACTTAGCTGAATTTGATGCTATCTTAGCTGAATTTGACAAGCAAGGTGCTATTGAAGAATACATGATGTTTGTTAACAGAGGTACTAGCTTAGCTATGGACGATATGTTAGCTTCAATGAATTCTTACGGTGCTGGTGGTACATCTTACGGTGTATTCAACAACTCTGAAGATATGGCATTAAATTTAGGTTTCACTGGTTTCAGAAGAGGTTCTTATGACTTCTACAAGTCTGATTTCAGATACTTAAACGATAAGTCTACAAGAGGTGGTATTAACGCTGCTAACGCTGCTAACGCACTTAGAGGGGTTATGATTCCTGCTGGAACTTCTTCAGTTTATGATCAAACTGTTGGACAAAGTATGAAAAGACCTTTCTTACACGTTAGATATAGAGCTTCACAAACTGATGACAGAAAAATGAAGTCATGGGTTACTGGTTCTGTTGGTGCTGCTACATCTGCTTTAGATGGAATGCACTTACACTTTTTAACTGAGAGATGTTTAATTACTCAAGGTGCTAACAATTTCATGTTATTGAAATAAGCACAAATTTTTAAGAGAACCGGGGCTTCGGCCTCGGTCCTTTTATTTTTATTAATTTTATTATATATTATATTATGGCAAAAAAACAAACAAAAGCCTCATACCAAGGAGATCCTGGTGATGAGCATATAGAAAAAGTAACACCGGTTATGGAAACTCCAAAACCAAAAATTAAAGTTGAACCTAAAAAACCAACTTGGGAAATAAAAGATAGAGTTTACAATTTAAAATCAAATAAAAAACCAATTTCTTTTATGCTAAGAAGTTCTAATGTATTTTACTTTGACGCAGAAAAAGGTTATGAAAGAGAATTGAAATATTGTGAAAATCAAAGAACACCGTTTGTTGATGAAATGCAAGGTGACCAAAGACTTTCTCATATTATATTTAGAAATGGTAGTTTGTTTGTTGAGAAAGAAAAAACAACTTTACAAAAACTACTATCTTTATACCACCCTCATAAGGATAAACTATTTACTGAATACCAACCTTCTAAAGAAGCTGCTACCCAAATAGAAGTACTAGAAATGGAGGCTGACGCAATATTAGCTGCTAGGGATTTAGATATAGACATGGCTGAAGCAATAATGAGAGTAGAGTTAGGTTCTAAGGTTGCAGAGATGAGTTCTAAAGAACTTAAAAGAGACTTGTTGTTATTTGCTAGAAACAACCCTTCTTTATTCTTAGAGCTTTTGAATGATGACAATGTTGTTCTTAGAAATTTTGGTATTAAAGCAACTGAATTAGGAATACTAAAACTATCTACTGATAATAGGACTTTCATGTGGGGTTCAAATGATAGAAAACTAATGAACGTTCCTTTTGATGAGCATCCATATTCAGCTTTAGCCGCTTGGTTTAAAACTGATGAAGGTATGGACATCTATGCAAACATAGAAAAACAATTGAAATAATCAAACTGTAGAAGCGGTCGCTCTACGGGGCGACTGCAACTACTAAATAATTAAATATGAAATCACAAGGATTAGGAGATACAGTAGAAAAATTCACAACAGCAACTGGTATAAAATCATTTACACAATACTTAAATAAGAACGGTGTGTTAGGAAAAAAAGGTTGTAACTGTAACAAAAGAAAAGAAGCTCTTAACAAAGCTTTTCCGTATAAAAAATAAAAAATATGATAAATATAGACACTATATATCAAAGAGTATTAGCAGCCGCAAACAAAGAGCAAAGAGGTTATATAACACCTCAAGAGTTTAACTTGTTTGCTAACCAAGCTCAATTAGATATTTTTGAGCAATATTTTTATGAACTAAGTCAGTTTGATAGAATGCCTGATAACAATACAGAATTTTCTAACATAACAAGTTTGCTTGATGAAAAAATTAGTGTTTTTAAACAAGTTTTAACTTTAACAGGCGCTACTGGTAGTGAATTTATTTTACCAGGATCAACTGGTAGTGATGATTTTTACAGACTAGGCACTGTTATATACAACTCAAAATATTTAGTTGAAGAAATAGAGCACGAGGAATTGTTTAGAATAAAGTTAAGTTCATTATCAGAACCTACTAGAACGCAGCCAGTCTATATTAGAAAAAAGAATTCATCATCACAGCATGTTATAGAGGTTTATCCTACAAACATCACTACAGGTATTACAGCAACTACAATACACAAACCAAACAAAGTTAATTGGGGTTATGTTGTTATTGACGGTAAAGCATTGTACAACGCAACAGCATCTGTAGATTTTGAGCTACACGCTTCAGAAGAAAAAGAACTTGTTAATAAAATATTATTACTAGCTGGTATAATGTTAAAAGATAGTGGTCTTTACGCTTCTGCGACACAAGAAGATCAAAAAAATACTCAACAAGAAAAATCATAATAAATGGGATTACTAAATCAATCAACAAGAAGTTATTACGAAGGTAGTGACGGTGTTCAAAACAGTGGAGATGAAGACTATGGAAGCTACCAGTTTACGTCTTTAGAAAACATAATAAATCAATTTCTTATTGCTTATGTTGGTGAAGACAAGTTAATTCCTAAGATAAAAAAATCAGACGTTTCATTTCATGCTAAACGAGCGCTGCAAGAATTGAGTTTTGATACTTTTAAATCTTGCAAATCATTAGAGCTTGAAGTTCCAAATACATTAAGCTTGCCATTACCACAAGACTATGTCAACTATGTTAAGATTTCTTGGGTTGATGGTGGTGGGGTTTTACGTATGTTATACCCTATGTCTAAAACTTCAAACCCTAAAGCTTTTCAACAAAATAGCGATGGTAGTTTAAAATTTGAAAACAATGCTTATCAAAAAACAAACACAGATCCATTTGAAGAATACGGTATAACTAAAACTGGAAAATCATCTGCTGATGATGGTGACGGTTTAATAAAATCAGACAATCCTCTAGAACAATACAAGTCAGAGATAAGAGTTAGTTTTGACACAAATGGTACTGGTAATTTAAAGTACGGACCAACACTTTTTCAAAACAATTCAAATGAAAGAGTTAGTCATGGTATGTTTATTCAACTAAAAGAAAACCACAATATATCTGTTGGTATGAAAGTTATTGGACCTGGAATACCAAACAACGCAACAATACACTCTATAAACGCTATAGCTGGTAGTAATGCATTTCCTTATAATATAACGTTTTCAACTCCAGAGTACGAACAATGGTTATTAGATGGTCAGGTTGGAACAAATACATATGGCCCAACCATAACAGCATCACAAGTTCGTTTTGATAGTGAAGAGCTTATATTTGTAGATATTAATAAATTATCAAACACAAAATCAAACTATAAGTCAAGTAAAATAGAAGGTGCTGTAGAAAATCATGACTACGATACAGATATTTACGATCCTAATATAGGAAGACGTTATGGTTTAGATCCGCAGCACGCTCAAACAAATGGTTCTTATTAT